TGCCAAGCCTTAGCCTTAGCATCAACCTGTTTTGCGAGAAATACGCTCATGGTTTGTTCCTTTCAAGAACATACATAAATAGGATTGTTTTAGTTTCGATACACGCAAACAAGTCGGGGATAAACGCACCGATAACTAAAGTCTATTAGCACGACTTATACACGCTAAAAGAAAACCCCCCGAAGGACAGTCGAGGGGAAAAAGAATTAGTTTTCTTTTTTAAATGCAACCAGAAGGAAGGGGTATCCGGCTACAAAATCAGTTTACACACGTTGCATAAGTAAATCTAGTTGTTTCTTTTTTAAATCAAGCAAAGCCGCAGGGTTAGTAACCTCTGGATCCTTTTGCAAAACCTTATTAAGCGTGTCTGTAAGCAATTCACCTTGACGTTCAGTCAATTCCTCGCCAGACTCCAACGCCATCAAAGCATCAGTTAATTCCTCAGCGGAAATGCCACGCAATTCAGCCAAAGCCACAATTTTAGATGTCAAATCACTCATACCTCTAACAGTAGCAGTTCCCTCCGTTCCTGTATAGGCCGGAAACGAAACCAAACTTGCCTCATGTATGTTTATGCGGGTTAAAACTCGTTGATCCGCAGACGGCCAACTATCCCCGCCAACTGGAACTCTAAAACCAAAACTAAAGGCAGACACGTCCCCACGCTTAATAAGGGTTGCTGCGTCACGCCCAGCCTGTGTATCAGGAAGGCTCGCCTCAACCAACAAACCACGCTCGTCCTCAGTTAACTTAAGTGTGCCTGCACGTGTGCTACCCAAAACAATGCCAGTGTCATGGTTCCAAAGCAGTTTTACGTCATTACGTGAACGCAAAGAGTCACTAAAAGCACCCGGCTTAATAGTCTCTGTAAAAGGTAGTGGCTGTGATGGTGAATTAAACACCGCTGCATAACCTCTAAGTGTCATGCCGTCACCTTCTGCACGTATCTCAAGATCTTGCAATGCCTGCCTACGCTTAATACCCTTAGACACACGCTCCCCACGCCTAGCCAACTCTGCAACCTGTGTAGGCTCAACAAAACGCACTGCGTCCTCCTGCATAGCCATAGGCTCAACCATTGCGTCACCCATAGGCTCTGCCATGCCGTCTACTACTGGCATTACGTCAGTAGCCTCCACCATTTCAGCCAAATCGTCTACCGCCTCAACTAAATCACCAATGAGGTCTAGCACGCTACTTTTTAGGTCAACTATTTTTACTAGCAACTCATCTTTGCTCATAGGCATTTCATCGCTCATGCGGGTTTCACTTTCATTATTAGACATAACATCATTTATTTTATCAACACCTCTAGTAGGCGTCTCTTGATCTAAACCATTAACCCAAGACTGTCCAGCGTCTCCACCCCAAGCGTCCCAAGCCACACGTCCGGCAGACGGATAGTTGTCCTCACCCCTATTAAACCCAGTAGCCTGTTTGTCAACTTCATGTCTCGCAAAATAACTAAGCATACGATTTACAACATCGGCAGATACTTGACGTCCTGACGCAAGTTGCACTGCCCTAGCCCTACCAACAGCGGTAAAACCTGACCCAGCATAACCCTCACTTATCCACTGCAATGCACGCTTAGCAGCAACAGCAACACCCGCAGGAGGGGTATAACTACCTGCCGCAACTGCACGCTTAAACTCTCCACCAACAGCAATACCCTCAGCCAAACTAACTGCAATCATTTGATCTATTGCTTGTTTTTTTGTTTTATGCTTACCCAACAAAGTGCCATCATCTTTGACAGTGTTCCAACCATCAGCAACCTGTTTAATAAAATAAGGCATTACTCGCCAGTCTCATAACTACCATCAGGGATAGTCGTAGGGTTCTGTAACTGCACTGTCGGCAAACCTGTATGCCCGATCTTAGGCAAACCAAGAACAGTCAATACGTCCTCAGGCACAAAGCCCAAAGCAATAAGTTTTTGAGCCATGTCAACCTTAGTTTCGTCCTCAGTTAAACCAGCCGCAGTAATGTTTACGTTAGTAAGTGGCACACGCACAACATCGCCACCATCAATAGGTCGCATGTTCTCTTTACGTCTAACCTCATTAGTGCTAAGCACACCATTTTGTAGCAACTTACTGTAACCCTCAATACGTGTAGCATAATCACCACGCAGCAAGTCATCAGTATTAAATGCTAGGTAAGCGGTATCAGGTAGTAACGTGCTAAAAGCATCCTCAAGTTTTGCAAGATAAGGTCTAAGCGTGTGCGTCACAAACGCTATCTGCTTTTGTTCAATACTGGAGTAACTTTGCCCACCATTGTTTAAGCCGATCATGTCAGTCGGCACACGATAGGCACGTGCCACGTCCTCAACTGCCAGCCTGCGACTGTCCAACATTTGTGCTTGATCGTTAGCAATAGTTGTAGGTTTAAATACTGCACCACCTGACAAAATGCCAGTCTTGTGTGCCTTACGGAAACCCTTGTGTTGTCTGTCAAAAGATTTGGCCAAGTTCTCGGCCTGTTCCGCACTTAACGCTCCGGGATATTCAATTACACCTTGAGTAAGAGTTCCTTGTCCAAAAAAGCGTGCCGCAAAACCTTCAAGGCTAATAGCCAAACCAATGTTCTCTTTTAAAGTGTCAATAGGTGATTTACCACGCAGTTCACCCGGTAGCAAGATACTGCCAACAATGTGCAACATGTCGTCAGCGGTAAGAGTTTTACCTTCCTCGCCTGTATAAACGTAAAGTTTTTGACCCATAGAGTTGCGTGTAACATTTACGGCAAGCGGGTTTAAAACCATCATGCTCAAAATCTCGCCTTTACCATCTTTAAACAGACGTATAAAAGCATTGCCGTCAAGCAAAAGGCTAGTCATTGTTTGCTGCCAAAAAGCCACGCTAGGTATCATTGCGTCAGGTTTAGCAACCCAAACAGGTCTAGGTCTATAAGGGTAAGCAATGCCATCTCTACGCACATAAGTGTCAACTGGTAAAGCCGAAATAGTGTCGCTAATTAAACTTACGCAAGCCCAAACAGAGTTAACAGTTAGAGCGGTCTGGTAATCAACATAGGCAGAGGACTGCGTTTCATACGAAGTTAGATCGCCTGCACCCCAGATGCTTTGAAAACTAATACCCCTATTTTCGCCACGTAAATTATTTAGCATTACTTACCACTTCTTTCCAAAGCCAAACCAAACAGCAAAACGCCTAGCCCAGCAACAACAACACCCGCAGGCACAAAAATTAAACCAATACCAATAGCAACAACGGCAATGCCTGATGCCTGCAAAATCGTAGGTAGCAAACTTATCCTTAAAATACAAAAAACTCGGGGACGATATCTGTCTCTAGTTTACTAGTCGCTCGGTCATAAGCGATGACAAACGCAACCGCAGCGTCAATACGTCTATTACTGGCACGTGACTCTTTAACAATTCTGGCACCCATGTTATCTATCTTTAAAACGCAGTTATCTATGTGCCTTGCAAGTAGCGGGTCGCCATTATGCGTCAACTTAGCCTCAGTAACAGAGTCAAAGACTTTTTGCGTTGCAGGGATCATGCGTCTAGGTGAGGTAGACGGCCATTCAACCACTGGCAAACCTAGATCTTGCAACACCGCCATGCTACGTTGCCACCTAAAAGGGTCAAACGCAATTTCCTTAACGTTCCTAAACGACTGGCAAAACTCAATAATGGTCTGCTCAACCTCCAACGTATCAACCCGCCAGTCATCAGCGTCATTAGGTTGCTTTTCCCAAGCCTTAACCAAAAATACGTGAGGCTTATCCTCCTGCGATTTAGGCACAGTAACAGCAACAATAGCCGTAGTGTCACCATTAAAAGAGCCGTCAACCCCAAGCACAACGTCCACATCACTAGCCAACTCAACCTCAGCCTGCAACGTGTCCCACATACCAGCCGGCAACCAAGCATTTTTAGAACTAACCCACTGGTTACAACGCTTAGTCCTAAACTCCGCCTCAGGTGTCCTTTTAACCATTGACTCAAAATCAACAGCCGAGTTTAGATCACCATACGCAGGGTTAGCAGCCACCCAAGTTGACTCAAGCCTATGGTCAGCGTCTAAAGGAGCCTCCCACCATGCCATGTAAAAACTAGGGTCATCTATTTCACCCCTAGACACTTTTTGACCATACTGATACAACTGGTATGCGGTGCTATCTTGCCCAGAGGTGTCAGACTTAACACCACAAGTAGTTGTTGCCAACATCATCGGCTGTTTACGTGACGCCATAGCCAACTGCATTACGTCCCACATTTTGCGATCACCTAGAGCGTGAATTTCGTCAAAGATTACGGCACTAGGGTTTAGACCTTCCTTGCTGTAAGCCTCTGCACTAAGCACACGCCAAAT